TCATAGCCTCGATTCTTGCACCAACCGTTTGGGTTCCGCTGCCATCTTCGGCCCCGGTAAACTCGATAACTCCGAGCCGATGACTGTCACCCATAGGCGCACCATCGTTGGCACTGAGCCGTATCTGGCCTCCAGTGCTGGCACTGCTTGTAGTAGTGTCGTGAACATCAAATTGGGCTCCCGGACTTGTTATACCAACACCAAAACTTCCCGAATTCCATCCATACCCGGTATTAGTCAGGCGGGTTTCCACCCCGGTATCGTCCTGGAACATCAGTTCGGTCCTGCCGGATTGATCGTTGGTATAGACGAAGCCGGTATTGGTCACGTTGGAAGGATCTGATATTTCCAGAAGTTTCAGAGGGTTGGGCGCTCCGGCAAAAATTGAACTCATCTCTGGTCTCCCTACCTGGTCGGATCCATGATATCCGCGAAAGCGGACCATCCAAAAAGGGTAATATCCTGGCTGGCGGTATTATTCGTAAGACGGAACCGGATAAACTTGGAAGCCCGATCCCCGGAAGGTAGAACCATTCTCTCCACCACCCTGTCTATATTCCCGGTACCCTGTACCGAGAAAGAGTAAGCAACCGAATCAGTCTGTAACTCACCATCAAGGTACCGGGTCATCGTCACGTTATAATCCCCGGTATCCTTCGCATGGACAAAGAACAGTTTACCAACCTTGTCCTTGGAGAAATCACCGAAACTGAGATCCGGAGTACTCCAATAGAAGTTTATCGCAGATCCATCATCATCACTTCCATCCCAATTATCAGTTTGTCCATGAACCTGTCTGTCAACAAGTATATCCCCGCTTGCCCTGCCCGTCAAAAGGGTTCCATCCGGATGATTGGCCATTACCTTGATATTTCCGTTTCCACTGTACTTGCTCCATCTCCCCAGGGCCATGTCCAGAACTAATACCCGGTTATTATCTGACCCCGATGCAGGGTAGGCCATCCATACCTGGTTCTGATACCTTCCAAGACAGATCGTGGCCTTGTTTGGAATAGCCAGGTATTCACTCTGGATATCCCGGGAAAGAAGGGCTATGCCTCTTCCTGAAAGGGAGAATACTCCCTCTTCGGAAGCGATGATCATCACTCCGTCATAGTTGAGCATGGCTTCCTGGCTCAAGGCTGAGAAGTGTGCGATAGGCTTGATCGTAGAGGTAGACGGAGTATTTCCAAACCAGCCGTAAATTGCTCCTTCAGTACCAGCCGAGTTTGCCGATTTCTTGGAAATCCAGAGAACGTCTCCGGAAGACTGGATCCCGTTGATAACGCTTCCATCGTCGATGAAGATATCTTCTGATCCTGCGTTGTCCTCAGTAGACCAGTCTGTAGGCACACCCGCAGCGCACCAGTACATCCTGGAAGGTGTAGCAGGAACTCCCCAGGCAAATAGTCTCTGCTTGTGCAGGGCTGCACCCTTGGCATTGTCTATCTTGGTCGAGGGTGAAGCTGGTGGGCTTCCCGCTACTTCGAGAGCAGCAACGGGAGCGCCGGAACCACCAACCCACTTATGAGGCCCACCACCCGGATTAAAAATACAGATAACATCACCAAACATTATCATCCGGACAGGTTCATCAGCGGTAATCGCGGTTCCAGAAAGCAGGTCCGGGGTTGCATCAGTCCAATCCGTAACAGATCCATCCCCCAGGTTGTAAAGTCTTGTTCCAACAGCAGCGAGAATATGCCTGTCTCCGGAGGTAAAGGTGCTGCCATACAAACCACTAACAAAGGTTCCACCATGTCCTGCCGGGGGATCTTCGACAGTCCACCTGGAGAATCCCTGTCTCTTTACTGCTCCGTGTGGTTCGGAAGGATCGAAATTCAGGGCATCCGGGGATTGGTTGTTCGAGATCATATGGGCCGGATCGTTGGAATTCAGGCCACCGGACAGCCAGGCGGTTTCCTCAACCGTGCTTTTTGGTCTTGAGGGCATTGTTATTCATATCCATCTGCCAAGGTTACCGCAATGAAGTTGCTCGACTGTGCCTTCTGGGCTTCTCCCTTTGCATAACCGAGAGAGAGATTCCATTCCTGGAATATCACCGAGGCTTCCTTGTCCCTTCCATCCGACCGGAGGGCATGGTAGAGCGCCCCCAGTACCAGGTTATCATGGTAGGGAGCGGGGATCTCAGGGGTATCCGATCCGGAAGATAGATCTGCTGGTTGATAATAATACCAGAGGTGAACATCAATCTGGGATACCGCTATATCATCAGAATGGGTAGCCGCAGTAGTTCCCCCCACCCCCCTGGAACACTGCTGCAAGATGTTTCCAGACTTTGCGTAATAGAGTATCTTCTCGTTTTCGATTTGTACCCAACCAGAAGATCGAAGATTAGATGCGTCATCAACAGTTATAGTGGTAACAGCAGCACTAATTCCACCTACCTGATTTATGGCAGTTGCCTCACTGGTTGCACTTGGGGTAGGCCAAAGCCTGAACTTGTCATCCCCTTCGTAGTAACAGAAGGAGTAGGAAGGTCCGGACTGGGTAAGATCCAGCCCACCGTTTTCCGCGAAGTAGTTCAAGGGACGATAGATCAACTGTCTCCTGGAACTCTGCATCCACATCATGATTCCAGGCTTGATCATGTCCGAAGGGGAACTGTAAAGGTACTGGTTATCCGTTACACTGAATCCCCATTCCCGGATCAGGATCTCCGTCTTGCTTACAAATTCATGGTAAGCAATATTCAGGTACCGGGTGGCATCTGCATCGACCAGGAAACGACCGCTCTTGTCGGCCATTCTCGCCTGGAGATCATCCTGTAAATTGGTAAGGGTAGTCATCAGACAAGGTAGTACCGTACCCAGATCGAATGATTACCGGAAAGGATGGTGGTGATCTTCAGGTTTTCCCCGGTAACACAGGGTAAACGCCAGTCATCCACCGCGATACCACCGTTGGAACCGTAATAAGTCTTCTGGGAAATCTGCGTAGAATCGGATCCAAGAAACATGTTTCCGGCAGTATCCGCAGAGAAGAGAACCTTATCCACGATGATCGCCTTCCCAGAAGTGGCCGAGATCAAGGTGGCGGCACTCTGGGCAGAGGTATAGTTGGCCTTGACTGTCTGGAAGCCATGCTGCGCTTCATCCAAGAATGCCATTTATCTCTCCATAAAATGACCCAAGGAAGGGTGGACCCGAAGGCCCACCCAACCAAGGATTATTTGATCAATCTAAGATCAAGTTGCCATACACAGCAACGCCGCTACCGGCCTTAATACACATCGCGGCGGTACGCTGGGTGAATCCAGCCAACCCCTCTGCTGCACCAGTGTCGTCGTTTTTCCAAGTCAACTTATCACCGATATTACCAGCACTACTTGTACCAATTAGAGTGGCTGGTCCCTTAGTCTGAATCCATCCAAACTCACCGTTAGCAATAACGGCGGTTAGTTTACCGGCAACGAGGTCCTGGTTGGATGCAGAGATGTCCATGGTAACAACCCAATGCTCGTCCCCTGGAACCTCCGAACCGGTCAAGGATACAAACCCACAGAGTCCGTTTGCAAGCGCAGTAACAGCACCTGTCTCGAACTTGACATACCGATAGGTCTTCCCTTCTTCTTCCCGACGAGTACCGAGGGGATAGAGTTGGGTAGAACCTGTAGCCGTAACCGCGTCTCCATAGAAGAGAGCGGAGCCAGTTTGCCTTTCTGCCATCTGTTCTCTCCTTACAAAGCTGGGTTAATAGAAGTAAACGCTCCCTGCATACGTCTGTTGTTACACAGAAGCTGCAAAGAAGCTGTAATACGCGAACCAGTCACATCCTGATTCGGAGTTACCGGGAACGGAACGGAGGTGAAATTGTCATCCTTATGGATATACAGTTTCAACCAGCTAGGATTCAGGAAGAACATATGGTTATCCGTAGAACCCGAGCCTGAACCAGAAGTATTCGGATCAGCGAAAACCGGAGCGTCATTAAACATGACAGCACGGAATCCACCAGAGACTTTCTCAGCCTCACCGAACCGCTGGTTTGTTACCAGAAGCGATTTGAACTTCGACAGAGTAGAACGGTTGGTCACGATCATTTTAGGAGAATCATTTCCTACGGAAAGATTTTCCCAAAGACCGTCCATCAATCGAAGGGTCAATGTATTGCCCGTGTCGATTGTAGAAGCCCAGACCGAAGCGTCTGAAGAAGAGATGTTATGGGCTGTACCGGAAGAAGCGACAATAGTACGCAGCCCAGTAATACCCGTAGCGGCATCCGCATTGGCAGAATGAAGATCGGTACTGATCTTCTGAGCCATGGTCAGGTTACCCACCTGTACCTTGGAATCGAGAAGATTGATCACGGCGTTCTTTCCGGAAGCACGAAGAAGTTCATGCCTGGAAATAACGATGTTCACATAGTACCGTTTCAGATCCGCTTTCGCGGCGGTATGCTGTTCATTCGGAGTCGTGTCAAGAATGTCATAATTCGAGAACGACCCGGCAGCATCGATGTCATCGTAGACGATGGGTTCCTGGATATGAGTCCCACCATCAAAGATGACCTGACCCTTTTCTTTCAGCCAGTAAAAAAGAGGATTACTGTCAAAGAAGTTATCCGCTGCGCTGTCTTCAATGAGCGCATGGGTCATCGCGGCAATCTGGTCATATGGTAGAGCCATAAATTACCTCAATTTGTTTAATCAAAACCGGACATATCAATATTTTTCTCCCTCATCAGGGCATCGATAT